ACGTGAATCAATGGTAGTTTCCTGTTTCGGATCTATCGATAATTTTATAGCAGTATCCGGCAAAGCACCAGACGCTAAATTACCTGTTACCCAAGGTCTATAAAACGAACCTCCTGTATTTATGTTGGGCCGAGAATACCCAAACAGCTTCGCAATGCCTCCCACTGCGCCAGCTGCCATTTGCGTAGCCTTAGCATACGGTGCAATATACGGTACTTTAGATAACTGACCAGCTATCTTTGCTACTGTACTCGCAGGTCCAGATACAATACCACCAGCCGAATCATATTCATCTTTAGTGACTCGGCTCATAGTAGGACCCTTCTTCTTACGAGTATTATTATATTCTACAGTAGACTGCGGTACCAATGATGTCGGATCAACAGAAGTAGGAATTGCCAATTCAACATCTGTCATCCAAGCATACACCTGGACAACAACAGTATCAGTCGCATCGTTCGCATGCTTGAGCGTTCCTAAATCATGAACTATAACTTGTCCCATATCCCGCCAATCACTTTGGTTAACTTCCAAATAATTCTTAAACCAAAAGAATGGAAGACACATCTCACCACCTGAATTAGTAGTGGGATCCAAATAAACATGCGGTCTTTGGGACGCAGCTATAATATCTTGAGAAAAGAATGCTCTATCTCGTGTCATGTCGTCAAACCCAGCCGGTCCAGCCAAGGGGATATACGACGCAATTGCTCTACCAAAATGGAAAGCATTACCATTGAGCTTGAAACTCAAGTGTAATTTTCCACGCAAAAGCTTAAAACTGGTAATTCGGTTAATATTCCGAGGATTCTCACAAAAGAGAGTCCACGGATCAAAACTATCGAACAATTGCGACCCAACGGGCCATAACATAGTTTTTACTCTTACCGGACGGCTAAGAAAATTCCCTAACTCCGAATCAGAGGTATCCGCTGTCTGGTAAGTAGTATCCACCACTGAAGAATAATCCATCTTCGTGGAGGGAGTGGCATCAATAAAAGATGTCACTTGGTTAGTTGTGTCCCCTGAAGCAGGGGTCAGATCATAATTTTTATCATTTTGATTCGAAGGTCAGAGATAATATTACATGCAAAACCTAAAACACGTAATATGCATATTTACAATGGTGCGGGCCACACCAACACTAAATAATGTTACACACCCAAATGAATAAAGCCTATATGCAAAACATAAAAACATGCAAATATATAAACACATGGTATCCAATTATCCATTGATCTGTTGTTTTACTCTACGATAGCGTCAGAATCATCACTATGAACCAGTATATTTAAGGTGGCCCCGTTCGAATCCACCACTGGGTTATCCTCACCCAGATATTTATTGCGCCACAAAGCAACCCAGTAATCAAAACCTTTATCAAGGTTACGACACTGGCCGCTCAGTTTTGCATCCTCAGCTATATTAATAAGCTGTCTACGACGTTTCTCATACTCGTCGCGTCCATGACAGAAAAACTCAAATACAGCTGAGTCCAAATTAGTGACTGCTTGCTCAGTGGGCGTCAACACCTTCGACTGTAAGCCACAGTGCAAAGGTTTAACAATGGATTCAATTTCCAATGCTCCAACACACATTCCAAGCTCCTCAATGAAAACAGATTTCCTCTTCAAGAAATCACAATCCTCATCTTTCATAAACGGAGTAGGCGTGGAAGTTTTATCGGGCATAGTAAATTTCATTCCAATTGTTGACAACCAATTTGCATAAGCAATATGATTAAAATCATAATGAAGAGAAGGATGAACAGAAGCCTTCAAATCGTCTCCATATGTCATGGCAGCAACTACTTTCCGGAAATTACCTGCACCTATTCGCTCATAATGATATGCCCTTAACAACAAGGCACCCACAATAGAGTTAATGTATACAGTGAGGTTATGTCCAGAAGGATTACTACCTAACAATTCAACCAAGTCACCATTGAAAGCCGTAACTGCATAACAAACATCTGCAGTCATAGCTTTCATTACAGCAATATCATCTGTAGAATAATCGCATACTTGTGCGATCTCTATCAGAACAGAAAATGCTGCAAACATTAACTGGGAAGACATAGTTAAATCGTATTTACTATAATCCCCAGCTAATATGTTTTCACGACCAAACTTGGTAATATGATCATGAAGTTGCTGCCACTCGGGCCCCATTGCATTTATCCCAACCGCAATCTCTGACAAGATGGGATTCATACTTAGGAACCGAGCTATAGGGAGAAAATACTCCCTTAAGTTTAACTGCAAAGCTAAACTAGCAGCTTGGAAGACCCGTACTTTATCCTTAGTTTTCTTAGTTGGCTCATCTTTAAGACAAGCCTTGAAAATAGGATAACCACGTTCCCCTCTACGATATGCGTCCTTAAGGCGCTGCGCCTCTTCCCAAATATGGGGTAAGAAATCACGAGGAGCAGCCCAATCAGGATGCTGTTCAGGATCAAGAAAGACCATAAGATCACTCTTCTTTCCTGCAAGAGGGAAACCCGGCGAAGTACTGGGTGGAATAGCATTAATAAACCTGCATCCATTAATACCATTCACATTCTGCAACCGTTCCAACGGTTTCAGATTCTTCCATTGCGGCACTCGACTACACTCCCTAATCAAAGGTGTCAAATAGTCGATTACCGCCCAACGGAGAGCGCTGCCAGGAACACCAATAGTCGGATGACCACAAGTATTCAGGCTCTCTCTCCAAGGATGCCAGGGTGACCTGCCATCCGGTCCCTTAAACTTTGGTGGTCCAAAATTATTAGGGATATCCATATGCTTAGTGACTAACTTAGAAATAGCCGAAGTTGTCACTCGCGATACGGCCGTGGATCTACCGGTACATCTACCAAAGTATTCCACTGTAGTCCCTTTATCCAGAAAATTAACTGGACTCTTGGGATGAACTTCGGTCTCAACAATACATTGTTTACCATAAATAGTTTGAGGCATATCCCCCATACTAGCTGTAGCAACAAAACCTGGGACTTTGTTCAAATAACTAACTGCTAAGTCAATATCACTCTGGATAATAGGTGCAGCCGCTCCACGGACACCTCCCGTAGATCCGGCCACATGAATACCCAAAATGACATTTCCTTTTGTGTGGCCCACCAATGGTGCGCCACACAAACCTACATATGTGGCATAATCCAAATCATATTGAATTTGCCCACGTAGGACAGTAGTCATAACATCCGTACGACGAATTGTACCATTTGCCAAGCGGTTAATAAAAGTACCAGGCATTGGTCTCGGTGTATAATCCGTCAGAAGAAATTTTGTCAAATCACGCATAGATGGTGCATTAGGAACCCACACCACACGAGCATCAACGTTTTGAAGTCGATAAGAATAAGTCTTCGACAGACGTGCCCGAAACTCACTACGAGTTCCATTAGGCATTGCTCTACGCATTGTGACAACAAACTCCTCACGGACTTTCTTGCCAGGAACTGGATCCATCATGTGACCGGGTACTAAAGCCAAATTAGACTTAATAAAGAATACCCGTAATTCACTTCCGGATTCACTTTCCATATACATGGTGTTTGCCTCAACTAAACGCAACATATCTTCACACAATACAGTGCGTGATTGCTGAGTACTAGGCATAGGCGCCACCACAGGCACGGCCCAAGGATTTTCTTCTTTATCCCGAGCCACCACATCGTCATACGACGCTGGTACCAAATTACCTTGAGGTACCATATTACGAAATGCAAAATAGCACTTCGCAACCTGATAAATCCCATATATTACCACTGACGAGCAGACAGTCTTAAACAGAGGGTTCCACAACACTTGTGATGCTGTGACACCAAAATTCTGCATAGATAAAGCTTGCTCATAAGCGGACAATATTTCACCATGGGTTCTATCAAACAAGGCAGCCCATAGGACAAACATTGTAAACAAACACAACGGTCCAGGCAAATCGCTATAAACCATTGCACAGATACCTCCAATGGTACCTATCAGCGTTGCTATGAATGCACCCCGTAAGGAAATCCACAGCATATGCCGGTTACGATACAACGCAAACAAGGCCAGAAAATGATTAATGCGTTCAAACATAAATAAACGATGAATATGAAATCTATGTAACCACCTTGCAGTGGTAAACGCAGTAACCATCTGCTCCACACGGAACTGCTTATCAAGCGATTCCGGTGGAACAGACACCAACTCCACACACTCACAACGCGCCTTCAAACGAAAACATTTAGAACACGTTTCAATAGAAGTGTGTAAAGTATTCGAGCGGTCAACAAATTTCTTCTGTCGACTATGATGTTCATCGAATTTAAAACCGATAAACTCCAATAACTCGAATATATCAATTCCAAGCATCTGCTTACCCTTAAAGACATGAGGCTCCATCTTTGGGATATCAGCAAGACGTTGGGTTGATGCTCGTGAATCAGGTTGCCCGACACAGTAAAACAAATCAAACTCCCAAATATCAGGTACAGGTGCATCCGGCACCTTAGAGGGCTCAAGCATATGAGAGCCTTCTTTCCAATACTCAGGTTTTACTCGTACAGTAACATGAATGTCAAAACGCCGTAAAACAGAAACTGGTTCATTAGACAATTTCGCAGCCATAAGCCCAGGCACATTAGTAGTGCCGACCAAGGCCTTTGGTTGCAAGAAAATCTTACCTTTCATTTCAAGATCTGCCATATTGGCGGTTTGCTTCACGTTATTTCCATAACGAATAATTCGTTCTAGTGGATTCTTTCCACCAGTAAACGAAGCTTGAGTGTTACAAATATCATCAAAACCAACAATAGTCGTATCTGACCGCATCTGCGACTCAAATTGTTCGACTTCGTTGAGAGTAACAACATTGCCGGGCTCTCCTAATTGGAACGTCTTTAGGAGATAACTAGTAATAATACTATAGACCGAACTCTTTCCTACACTGGAAGCTCCAGTGAGGAGAATACAATACGGTGCCACCCGTAATCCTCCAGCGCGTCGATGCCGGAAGAATGCCAAATCACGTTGTTGCAACTGGGCAAGCTTGTTCCAATAAACATTCTTTTCAAATCCTGGCTTCATACCATAATATGCGGCTTTATGCCGCTCAATAGCTTCCGCCAGGATTGCTTGGTAGTCAGTTTCAGACTTACCAAACGCCTCCTGAATGTCGCCAATCATGACAGAATCATGCCATTTCATGACTAAACCATAAAGTTCATCCAACTCAGCTGCTTCCTCATTCTCAAGGAAAAAGAGCTTCCAACTTCGTTTAACAAAGGCACGATGGCCTCTCTCAATAAAATGAATTATGGTGGAAAATACAGCGTCAACTAAGTCATACGCCTTAACGTGTTTTCCAAATTGTAAATCTACAAATTTAATAATGGCTCCATTGCTCAGTTCCAATGAAGGAATATGACCAATAAGACCAAGGACGGTACCAAAACTCAACAGAGCTGAAACCCTATTAAAAGTAGGGCTTCTAGTAACCAATTCCCAATTGTCTTTTGCAGATTTGAGAAGAGTGAGCCACGTAGGCTCACCTTTCTCTCCACTCCCCTCCTGTTCAGATTGGTTTTCCATGCCAAGTAAAACAGAAAGAGTATCCCGAAGTTGATGCAAATGACTCTCCGGGCAGTACGTCTTAGCGTACAACATCATTGTGGCAATAACGCCACTGGTAGTTGACTGACCATGCAAAGCTACCAATACCAAGGCAATGCGTTCAAGGTGTTTGAGAATTTCTTCACACACACCGTCATCGCATGAAGCTGCCTCTGCCAGGATTTTAATCCTAGCTTTCCACCCATCACCAAAAATACCTGCTGCGGTATTCGGTGTGGGTTGCGTATTCGCAATATTCTCAGCGATACGCACAAAATCATCTTCCACGTCCGTAAAAGGAACGTCATCTGAGACGTCTTTATCACTTCCCCAAATCTGGGTAGGACGGCCGTCAAGGCCTGCCCTCTCTTCTAAAGTAATGTCTGAGATACGTGTCTCAGAAGAGCGGAACATAAATTTTTGGCTATTAGTAACTTCATTGCTATATAGATGCTAGGGGGGCTATTAACCCATACCCCAGCGCCTGGTCTTTCCACTAACCTACATAGAAGCAGGCTAATACTTACCAAACGTTATTCAAACTCAAGCCTTCGCTTGAATAACAAGGTAACGGCACATATAATGCAATACTTCCGTGGATGAAGCAAGATCAAAACATGCTGATAACAGTAATCTATTCTCTGACAAGGACAATCTATCACTCTTCGAAAAGAGTGTCGCTGCTCCAAGTCGCGCTTACTCACTCCAGTCTTCCAAAACTAGAGTACCCCTAACCCGTTTTAATGGGCGCCAAAGGGGGAGTTCAAGCCCTATCTACAAAGATAAATTAAAGCTATGGCCGCCGTAAAGCATTTCACTCTACGTGTCACAAAAATATGTGATCTTAACCATTGAGAGAGCGGTCTCTCTATGGTAATAATACCGCGTTATCGTAACGGATTCCGCACGTCCACTATGATAAAAACATCCAGGAATGGATCCTGTTTCTAAGATAAGTTAACCTCATA